TTTAAAGATGTATTTAATGCATTTAAAGAATGTAATTATAATGATCTTAAAGTAGTTATAGTAGGACAAGATCCATATCCTCAAATAGGTTCAGCTGATGGTTTAGCTTTTAGTTGTTCAAATAAAGGTAAAGCAGAAAAGTCTTTGCAATATATACTTAAGCAAACGATAGGTGATCTTACTGATACAGGTAGAGTTGTGTATACTCCTGAAGAATGTGATTTAAGACGTTGGGCTAAGCAAGGTGTATTACTTATAAATACAGCTCTGACAGTAGAAGTTAATAAAATTGGATCACATTTTTGGAATTGGAAACCTTTTACAGAATATTTGTTTACAAAACTTAATAAAACAAATAAAGATATAGTTTTTATATTGATGGGTAAAAAAGCAGAATCATGGCAATTATTACTATCAAATCAAAAATTATTAAAATGTAGTCATCCAGCATCTGCAGCATATAAAGGTGGAATATGGAATTCAAATGATGTTTTCAACAAAACAAATATAGAGCTAAAAAATCAGAATAAAACTTTGGTAAACTGGTAAATTTTTGTAAATTTGTAAACCAAATAACTAACTTAATCAATTGATTATCAAAAAAATACAATAAATTTAAGTATAATAATGAAAATCAGTTAATTACATAAATCAATAACAAATGTGGGAATTATTTAAAATAATATTTAATAATAAATTAACTCCAAATCAAGCAGCTATATTGGTGGCTATGAAGTTAAAAATAGCTTTATCTAAAGTTCCTCAAACAGATAAAGATACATTGCTTCAATTAAACTATCTTACATTAAAAGATGGAAAATATGAATTAACAGCAATTGCTCAGACTTTTATAATACATTTAGATAATTATTTTATCAAAGCTAAAAAGAAAACTGATATTCAATTAATGGGTAAAAACTTTTTTGAAAAAATAAATATTTATAGAGAAATCTTTCCTAATATAAAACTTCCGAGCGGCAAACCAGCCAGAGTTAATATTAAAATGTTATCAGAATCATTTAGATGGTTTTTTGAAACATATGATTATACATGGGATCAAGTTATTGAAGCTACTAAATTGTATGTAAATGAATTTAGAGATGCAGAATATATGTATATGCAAACCAGTCAATACTTTATATGTAAGCAAGATAAACATAAAGTAAAATCATCTGCATTAGCAGATTATTGTGATATGATTAGAGATGGTATTGACACACAATCTAAACACTTTAAAGAAAACGTAATATAATAAAAAATGAGTAAAGCAACAGAAGCATGGATAGGGCAATATGCCGCATTTAATGAAGCATTAAAGTATATGCGTGGTAGACAAAACGGGACTGAAAAGTCTATATATACACCTTGGCCAAAGTTTAATGATGCTGCTACTGATGGTTTAGAATGGAATACTCTTACAGTAATTGGTGGAAGACCTGGTTCAGGTAAAACATTGATTAAAGATCAAATTATTAGAGAATCATTTATGCTTAATCCAAATGATAAGTTTAGAGTACTTGAATTTCAATTTGAGATGGTTGGTAGAACTTCAGCAATTAGGGAATTCAGTTCAATAACAGGTAAAACTTATAAAGAATTATGTAGTGCTGGAAGTATATTAACTTCAGATATTTTAAATAATTGTCATTTGTATGCTAAAGAAAGAGTTAAATATCCAGTTGATATTATTTCAACTCCAATGACTGTAAATCAAATGCGTGAGCAAATTGATATGTACATGAATATGCATAAAGGTATAAATACAATAATAACTTTAGATCATACAATGTTAGTTAAAAGAGCACCATATCAAAATAATACACTAGACATGTTATTTGAATTAGGTGAGTTTTTTACACAATGTAAAAGAGAATATCCTTGTTTATTTATTGCACTGTCACAACTTAATAGGAATATTGATAATCCTGAAAGAGCTATAGATGGTAAGTATGGTAACTATATTCTTGAATCAGATATATTTGGTTCAGATGCAATGTTACAACATGCAGATATGTTAATAGGTATTAATCGGCCAGCTAAACAAAAAATTAGATTTTATGGACCGGATAGATATATAATAGAAGATGATCAAACTTTAGTTTTACATTTTCTAAAAGCAAGAAATGGTGATGCAAGAATGAGTTTCTTTAAAGCTCAATTTGCTCAAATGCAAATAAATGAGATGGCTACACCAGCAGTACAAGAAAGAAGATAAAAATTTAAAAAAATAAAAATTAATAATATGACACCAGATGAACGTAAAGTTTTAGTTAGTAAACTAAGGACTGAACATGAAAATTATTTTCAATCAATTGGAAATACTAATGCATTATATATTCCTAAAATGGCTTATAGACCATCAGGAAAAGATGATTTACATTTGGGGTTTTTTCTTAGTGAACTACAAAAAGAAGAAGATATTTATACTGAATTTGTAAGTATAAATTATGAATCGGAAGACCCTAAAAGAACATTATATTTTTTAAAATATAATCCTCATTACAAAGAAGAATATGAAATGGGATTAACAAGCAGTGGACATGAAAGATTTTTAGTGCCTGTGAATGAATTAAAAGTACTTAATGATGTAACAAGTAGAGGAAAAACAATAGATGACTTTCTTATTGAAGATTTTGCAGAATTACCTAATCCAGATATACCAAAAAATACATCTGAAGATTATTTATTAGTACAAAAATTAGAAGAAATTAATCAAACATTAAAAACATTAACAAAAGTAATAAATAATAAAATTAAATAATTATGGCACAGAGTGTATTAATCATTGCTGACTCAGGCACAGGAAAATCAACATCAATTGGACATTTAAATGCTAGTGAAACATTTGTAATTAATATTGCAAATAAACCATTACCATTTAAAGGTTGGAAAACAAAGTATTTACCTATTTCAAAAGATAATCAAAAAGGTAATCTTGCATCATCATCATCAGCTGCAGGAATAATTAAAGCTATCTTACATGTAAATGAAAAGATGCCTCATATTAAAACATTGGTTGTAGATGATTGGCAATATATGAGTTCTTTTGAATATTTTGATAGAGCAAATGAAAAGGGTTATGATAAGTTTGTACAAATTGCAGCAAATTTGGCTCAAGTAGCTAAATTACCTAAAGATTTGAGAGAAGATCTTACAGTTTTCTTTTTAACTCATTCAGAAGATACAACAGATATAAATGGAAATAGAAAAGTTAAAGCAAAAACAATTGGTAAAATGATAGATAATACCTTAACTTTAGAGGGTTTATTTTCTATAGTTTTATTTGGTAAAGTAATTAAAAAAGATGATGGTGTTCTTCATTATGGTTTTGAAACACAAAACAATGGAGAAAACACATGTAAATCACCCCAAGGTATGTTTGAAGATTTCTTCATTCCAAACAACCTGCAGTTTGTAAAAGATTGCATAACAAAATATGAAGAATAATTAAAAATCAATTAAAAATTAAAATTATGTTAAACACAAGTGGAATGTCAACCGGATCAAACAAAGAAAAACCAGTAATGGGACCAGGTAATCAAGTAGTTAAAATTAATTCAATTAGTTTTGATAAAACTCCTTATGATCAAGATGCATATAATATTATATTACATATAGAATCTGAACCTATTACAGGTGATTTTGAAGGTTTCTTAAAAGATACAAATAATCCTAATGGGCCACGTTATCAAGGTCAAGTAGGTAGAGTTAGATTTAGTCCATATGCATATAAAGATACTACCTTAGCTAATGGTAATGTTATTAGTCGTGATACAGAAGTAATGAAAGCAATGATATTTTTAGCTGAAACTTTAAATAAAAGATCTGAGTTAGATCTTATTAATGCAAATGTAATTGAAGAATTTATGACATCATGTAATAAATTATTTAGTAACTCAGAATATATGAATGTATGTTTAGGTTCACGTGAATGGGAGAATAAAGACGGTTATATAAATAATGATTTATATCTACCAAAAGTAAGCAGAGATGGTGTACCAATTGAAAAACTTGATGTTGAAAAAAGCAAACTTTTGAAATATGATTCAAATAATATAAATCATTTAAGAAAAATTGTTAAAACAACTTCACCTAGTATAAATCAATTTGAGCCTGCACAAACAACAGGTGATGATTTTGATTTATAATAAAAAATAAGAATAACATTGAAAGAGGGGAGTTGAAAAGCTCCCCTTTTTTATTTTAGAAATTGAATAACATGTTGAACACTAAAAATTTAGTATTAGAAATAAATGATGTACCTAGTTATTGGGTATTTAAATATTATTTAAACTTATCTGAATCTTTAACTGGTCAAGATATTAAAATATTTTCTATATTTAATCCAAATGAAAGAACACCAAGTTTATGTATTTATGTAGATCAAAAATTACAACAATATAAATTTAAGTGTTTTTCCACGGGAAAAAACGGAAGTAAAATAGATCTAATAAAACTAATGTTTAATCTTGATTATTCATCTGCAGTAAGAACAATAATCAATGATTATAATGAATATGTAAAAAATGAAGATTTTATAGAAATAAACTTCAAACCTGTTGCAAAATGGGAAATAGATTTTATTAAGCTGAGATCCTGGAATGAAGAAGATGCAGAATATTGGTTATCATATAGAATAGGAATGTCTTTATTGAATGAATACAATGTTAAACCAATTGAATATTTTAATTTAGTTAAGGAGGAATCAGGTAAAGTAGATATAATTAAAATATCAGCATCATATATATATGGATATTATAATATGCATGATGAAATATATAAAATATATCAACCTAAGAGTTTACATAAGTTTCATAAAATTAAATCACATATACAAGGTATTGATCAATTGAAGTATGATAAACCTTATTTAGTTATATGTTCATCTCTTAAAGATGCAATGTGTCTTAAATCTATAGGATATAATGTTGAAGTATTAGCACCAGAAAGTGAAAATACAATTATCAAACCACATATTATTGAATATTTAAAGAAAAAATATCAAAAAGTAATTACATTATTTGATAATGATAATGCTGGTAAAGATGCTGTAGTAAAATATAAGGATACTTATGGTATTAATGGGTGTACATTAGAAATATGTAAAGACATATCTGATGCAATTCAAAAATATGGATTAGAAAAAGTACATACAGAACTAAAACTTTTACTTAAGACAACAATAAATAAATAATATGAAAAATAAAAAATGGTTTATACCAGGTTCAGTACCCAGTAGTAAAAATGGACGCAGATGGACAGGTAAATATTTTATAGCAAGTAAAACAGTTATGAATTACAGAAA